AGATGAATCTTCTCAATATATGAGACGGGTCTAATCTGGATTCTATTCCTACCCCCCCGAATATGTGCGGGCGGATAGTCCCCCGCCCCGTTTATCCCTGCACTTTCATTCCTTGCCAGAAATCTGGATTTATAATTAACTTTACATAATATTAATTACCTGAATCTTCTTAATATGTCTTAAGACGGGAAGAGGTAAGGCAGAGAATCAGGTCAGGCAGAATCTTTGAGGGTACATTGTTTAAATTTGCTTGGTTGTATGTATATATACTACCACAAAATATTTCTGTTATATTCCCCCATAAGTAGTATAAATCAATACTTTTGTCGCCAGAGGGCGACTATTATAAAATACTTTAACTTAATTTGTTCGGTTTTACGATTTGAACAGGTTATCTTATATGTATAGATATTTATATATCTATAGGAGCGTCGCTCCGCTTCCTGCGGGCTACGCGACGTATAGATAATAATATATATAATATATATATGGGGGTATTCTGCCCGTTTAACGGTGGCGTTTAATCTATGTTTTAAAGGGGCTAATTGTGGGTAGAAAACCTGGGGTACAAAACATCACAAAGGATGTTGCCCAAAAGCAAGTCTTAGAATTACTGAGCCAAGGCTCAACCATAACCGACGCTATGAAGGCTGTTGGCAGGAACGAAGTGACCTTCCGCCAATGGGTGATGAACCAACCTGAGTTCAAAGATTTATCTGACAAAGCCCGCCTTGCGGGTAAAGGGGTCAAGGCTGACCTAGCCAACCTGAAGGACATAACCTTCCCCGACTTCTCAGAACAGTTTCTTGAAACTAAACTTTTTCCTCACCAATTAAACTGGGTTGACTTAATTGAAGGACGCGAGCCGCGTTGGATACCACCCGCTATGATTTATGAGCCAGGAGCGGCGAACCGTGTTTTAATTAACGTACCTCCTGAGCACGCTAAGTCTACGGTGATTACGATTAACTACGTAACCTACCGAATTGCAACTGACCCCAATGTGCGAATCATCATTGTTTCTAAAACTCAGGGTATGGCTAGAAAATTTTTAAGTGCCATTAAGACCCGCCTGTCCCACCCATCTTGGATTAAACTACAGATGGCATTTGGACCTAATGGCGGTTATAAGGCTGACTCACCTACCTGGTCAGCAGATATGATTTATCTAGGCGCTGGACGAGACTCTGGCGAAAAAGACCCTACGGTGCAAGCCCTAGGATTTGGTTCTCAGATTTACGGTGCTCGTGCCGACCTGATTATCCTAGACGACGTTGTGATGAACTCAAACTCCCACGAATGGGAGAAGCAAATTGAATGGCTTCAAAAAGAAGTTATCACACGTTTGGGGCGACACGGAAAACTGCTTATAGTTGGAACCCGTGTTGCGCCCGTAGATTTATATAAACAAATACGAGATGGCTCAAACTGGACTGGTGGCAAATCGCCATTTACATACTGTGCAATGCCAGCAGTTTTAGAGTTTGACGAGAATCCAAAAAACTGGAAAACCCTTTGGGCGAAGACAGATAGAGCCGAAGGTGACCAAGATGAAGTGGACGAAAATGGACTTTATCCAAAATGGGACGGACCCGCGTTATTTACAAGGCGGTCTGAAGTTGCTCCGAGTGTCTGGGCTATGGTCTACCAGCAAGAAGACGTCACAGAAGACGCAATCTTCTCACCAAGCGCAGTCGCAGGTTGTGTCAATGGAATGCGAAAGCGTGGACCGCTAAAGCCTAACGCCCCTGGTCATCCAAAGAATGTTGAAGGTTATACCATCATTGGTCTTGACCCCGCTATGGCAGGTGCTACTGCAGCGGTAGCGGTTACTTATAACCGTGCTGATGGCAGGATTTATATTTTAGATTGTGCCAATATGACCGAACCTACACCTATGAAGATTCGGGAATTGATGGAAGAGTGGGTGCTGAAGTACAAGCCCCAAGAACTACGTATTGAGATTAACGCTCACCAGAAGGCTTACGCCTTAGATGATGAATTAAGAAACTGGTTGGCTGCTCACGGTTGCCAATTAAACTCACACTTTACTGGCAAGAACAAATGGGATACTTCCTTTGGTGTAGCGTCTATGGCAAGTTTATTTGGAACTACCCGTGATGGTAGATTCCAGGATAACAACCTAATTGAACTACCAAGCAATGAAGGTTCTGAAGGTCTTAAGGCGTTAGTCCAGCAATTAATTACCTGGAAGCCTGAGACTAGAAATGCTACAGACTGTGTAATGGCTTTATGGTTTGCGGTTATCAAGGTTCGTGAGTTAATGCAAAAAGGTTCAAAGTTAACTCAGTATACAAACAACCGCTGGGCTACAAGACAGCAAAGACAACAACGTTACAGCATTAACTTAGATGACGCTATTGCAGAGCAATGGCAAGAAACTTACGGTTAGGATACAAATGGCATTATCAATTGAACAAATTTCAGCAAGAGTTGCCTCACTACGCTATCGTGCTGTAGACCGAGACACTCGTGCCCAAAATGTTCTTGCAGTTCGCAAAGGCGACATTGCTTCCGTCTATCCTGATTTCTTTCCAGAGGGCGTTGACGCTAACGTAGTAGCAAACTTTGTTGACATTGTAGCCCGTGACTTGTCAGAGGTTATGGCACCGCTTCCTGCGGTTAACTGTTCTGCAGCAAATGCTGTTAAAGACCGTGCCCGTAAATTCGCAGATACCCGCACACGTATTGCATCAAATTATTTTTCTCATTCCGACCTATCAGTTCAGATGTATTCTGGTGCTGACTGGTATTTAACATATGGTTTCCTCCCGTTCATCATTGAACTGGATGAAGAAGCAAAGATGCCACGTATCCGCCTAGAAAACCCAATAGGTGCTTACCCTGAGTTTGACCGCTACGGACGCTGTGTTGCATTTGCTAAACGATATATGATGACGCTGGGCGAACTTGTTTCGTTATTCCCTGAGTACGAGTATCAACTCCTAGGCAAACTACGCTATGAGCAAGACCTTAACTCTCAGATTGAAATGATTCGTTACTATGACAAAGACCAGTCTGTCATCTATCTACCTACTAAAGATAATCTGATTTTATCACAGGCTAAGAACCCACTTGGTAAAATGATGGTACTTGTAGCCCGTAAACCATCTGTTGATGGTGAAATGCGTGGTCAATTTGATGACATCCTCGGCATCCAATTGCTTCGCAATCGTTTTGCATTGCTTGCTATGGAGGCAGCAGAGAAATCTGTCCAGGCTCCTATTGTTTTACCAGCAGATGTTAATGAGTTGCAACTTGGTGGAGATGCGATTATCCGCACACAGAACCCTGCGGGCGTTCGTCGTGTAGAACTTACATTGCCACAAGGTGCATTTACTGAGCAAACATTACTTAACCAAGAAATGCGAGTGGGTGCTCGTTATCCAGAGGGACGTACTGGAAACATTGATGCATCTATCGTTACTGGTCAAGGTGTACAGGCTCTTATGGGAGCATTTGATACACAGGTTAAATCAGCACAAGCAATCTTTGCGAGCGCATTACGAGATGTTATTCAAGTATGTTTTGAAGTTGATGAGAAGTTATTCCCTGCAGAAAAGACAATTCGTGGTGTAGATGCTGGTTCACCATATGAGATTACATACAATCCAGTAAAAGATATTAAGGGCGACTACTCTGCAGATGTTCGTTACGGTATGTTGGCTGGTCTTAACCCAGCACAGGGACTTATCTTTATGCTCCAGGCACTTGGTGGTGGCTTAATCTCTAAAGATTTGGCTATGCGTGAGTTGCCATTTAGCGTAAACGTAACACAAGAACTAGAAAAGATTGAAGTTGAAAGTATGCGCCAAGCATTGCTTGGTTCTTTAACAGCATATACACAAGCAATTCCTGCAATGGCTACACAAGGCGGAGATGCTTCTGCAATTGTTAAACAAATAGCAGAGGTTATTAGAATGCGCCAACGTGGTATGACTCTTGAAGATGCAATTCAAGAAGTATTTACACCAGCCCCAGCCCCTGCAGAACAAGTTCCTCCTGTTGGGGCTACCCCTTCTATGGTTGAGCAACCGTCCCCTGCTCCCGCTGGTGTCCTAACAGGAGGCGCTCTTCCGCCTGAAGTAACAGAAGGTGGACAAGCAGCGCCAGACATTATGAGTATTCTTTCAAGCCTAACATCAGGTGGAGAAGCGAACGCAAGTGTAAGAACAATCGCAAGAAGATAATTAAGTGGGGGACTATGACTGCAATTGTTGGCATTCAGGGTAAAGGCTGGGCTGTTTTAGCAGCAGATACTATGACTACATACATAGATAGACCTTATGTAGCCAAAGGTTGCGACAAAATAGTTAAAGTTGGTGAGTATTTAGTTGCAGTTGCAGGTGATGCTATTGCTGGAGACATACTTAACAACCTCTGGCAGCCACCTAAAGTAATTAAAACGCAAGACCCAGATAGATTTATGATGATTAGAGTGTTGCCATCTATAAAGCAGACTCTAACTGAAGCAGGTTATGACCCAGGACCTAAGACTAAGTCTGATGATGACTCTGGTTGGGACGCATTAATTTGTTTTAATGGAAAATTATTTCAAGTTAGTGATGATTATGGTTATATGCGAGACGATAGAGGCTTATACGGGATAGGTTCTGGTGGTGGAATAGCGCTTGGAGCGTTAGCATCAATGGATACCGAGATAAAAACCCACGCTAAAGCCTCAAGTGCTGCTAAGAAATCAATCAATATAGCAATTCAATACAACATATGGTGCGGTGGAACCGCAAACGTTAAAACACAGTTTACTAAGTAGGAGGATAGCAATGGTAACAGCAGTACCTGAGAACCGTGGCGGAGACCGTCCTACTGCTCCACAGAATAATCCAATGAATATCAATCCAATGGGCGGTAATGGACAATCTGGTAGAGATTATTCAGGATTTGCTTATGGAATGAACAAAGAAATTAATCAACAAAAGGATGGCGCAAAATTGGCTAAGGCTCCAACTCCAACAGCGAAAGCACCTGTCACACAAAACCCATTAGATTCACTATTGGGTGAAGCAGTTGAGTTAGATGCTCCATATGAGGGCGCATTACCAGTATCTGATGGTGTTGGTGTTGGTCGTGGTAGAGGTGAAGAAGCACTTCCTACACGTATATTGAATCCAATTAATCAATCACAAGAACTTGATTTAATCAAGAAATACCTACCAGATTTAATGCAAGCAACCAGACTTCCTGGTGCACCTGATTCATATAAGAAACTAATTAATTATTTGAAAGCCCAGATACTGTGAAATGGGTAGAAAATTCATTCTTTGACCATTTAGACAAGTTCGCAAATTCTTTAGGTTACGATAACTTTGGAATTGCATTATCACTTGCAATGGTTCCTTGGGAGTCTACAAACGAAAGAGATAGATTCATACTGGCTATTACTGATGATGAAGTTCAAGGTGGCGGTCCATCTACATTTAAACCAGGGACGGTGGAATAATGTCTTTATGGAGTGATTTTCTTGATACTGGTAAAGCGGTAGCAAAGGGTCTAGGAAGTTTTACTGGTTCCCTTTTATCTCCAATCCTTACTGGTGGCGCTGCATTTGGTGCAGCAAGTGTAGCCAAAACTAGACCTGAGATTGCTGCTGCTGCAAACCTTGCATCTGAGGCTGGTATAAAGCAATCAATGAAGGATGCAGGAATTCTTTCTGCTGACCAGTCAATTGCTAAACCAGTTGACCCTATTATGACTGTTGCAAATGCTGCTGAAAAGTATGTGTTTAGCCCAATCATTGCACGCCCTATATCTACTGCTTTCTTATTAACTGACCCTAATAGTCCACTATATGAGACAGATAAGTTTCGTCAAGGCTTTCAACCACAAGATATAGTTGATGCTTATAATAGAACCGAGAAAGTTTCTCTTGGTGTATCTCTTACAAAAGCATCAATGATTCCAGTTCTACCTTCACTTCAGGCTGGTATTTTAGGTCTTGGTGGAGTTGACTTAAATGAAGTTGACCTTTGGAATGACCAAGATGTTAAAGAGAATTTTCAAGATAACATTGTTGGTAAGTGGGTTAGTGGAACAAACGACTTATTAATTAAGAACGTTGCAATAGACAAAGTATTTAGAGGCGCTGCTGCTCTTTCAAAGATGGCGTTGGCAAAGGCTGGTCTAACTACAAAGATTCGCGTTGGCGACATTAATGCAATGCCAGAACTAGAAAGACTTGCAGATGACCACATTGCTTTCAGGGCAACAGATGGTGCTCAAGGTTCATTAACTGTATTTGGTCAAGATATTGAGAATCTTGCTAACTCAGAAAACATTATTGACATTACACGTATACTAAAGCCATATAGTTTAAATCCAAGACTTCCTGCTTTGGTAAAAGATACAAAAGATTCAGCATTTGTTCGTGACTTATTGTTAGCAGATAAGGGATATGGTCCAGCCATAGACCGTCTTGCAGGGGCACAAAGACTTGACGAAGTATGGTATTTAGGTAGAGGTAGCGAAGAAGTTCAAAACTACTACTTAACAAATAACAAAATGCCTACATATACAGTAGAACAACGTAATCGTTGGAACCAAGCATTTGATGATGCTATTGCTAAGGACCCAAAGCACCAAGAGATTTATGATGCTTTCTTAAAAGAAACATTAAATCCAGAAACAAATGTTCTTGAGGTTAGCCCAAGATTCTTTGGCAAGAACTATAAGCCAATGGAGCCAGTAATCGGCAAGACTGCCTATGCTGAATCTCGCACAAGACTTGGACAACTTAAGACAGCAAAACTAGAGCGTGACTTTTCTAATGTTGGTGGCTTTACACAAACCGTACTTGGCTCTCGTGTAGGTGGACCTGCTACTGTCTTAATACGTACATTTGGTACTATGATGCCAAAGGGTTTTGTAACTAACTCAGGTTTACAACCGCTAAATGGTGTAGATGAATTAGTTGCTGTCTTTGATGATATTCCATTATTTACTCGTGGCGATAGAATGATTGTCACAGATGACTTATCTCCTAAGACGGTATCAGAGTATCGTAGAGAATTAATTGATAAGTTTGTATCTGCAACTACTGATGATGCTCGTGCTAGAGTTATTCTTGATGCTAATAAAGCACTTGCTAGAACTATTGCATACAGCAGAGGTTACTTTAATAATGAAGTAATTGATAACTTTGTTGATACATTAATGGAAAACGTAATGTCCGTTCACGGTGATTTCCGAAAGTATGGACACGCAATGGACCCAACTGGCGTTCGTCTTGTTACTAATGCACAAACCCAGCGTCAACTGCAAAACGCAATGCCTATGTTGCCACTAGGTGAACTTGACAGAATGATTGCACGTACTGCTAGAGCAGAAAAGAATATAGTTACAGGTACAGGGCAGAAGGTTATAGGAACAACTTCCAATGCTGCTCGTTCTTTTTTTGAGATGGGTAATAAAACTTTCTCACTAGCACAATTATATCGTTTCTCTTATATTCCTAAGAATTCAGTATTTGAGCCTATGTTGTCCGCAACAATGGCACAGGGTTCGGAGTTTGCTAGTGCTATGGCTACTACTGCATCTAAGCAAATCATTCAAAATGGCGTTAACTTTGTTATGCGTAATATTGAAAAATCAAAGACAATTTTTCCTAGCGCAAAGAAAGAAATTCAAAGAGAACTTAATGCTTTGTCTGAGCAATATAACCAGGCAATTATTATTCGTGACCAGGTATATGCACAGTATGAGTCTTTCTTTAAGGATGTCCCAGGAGTATCGCCTAAAACTAAGGCTGACTGGGCAGATACTATAAAAGAAGATTTAAGAGCAGCCGAAAAGATAGTTGATAATATTGAGGCTGGCTTAAACAAGTATGCTGTTGAGTATGGAAAGCCAATTCAGGTTCCATCTGTATACAACTTAAAACGTAGGATTCAGGTTCTTAAAGACCAAAAAGACCCACGTTTCGCAGCAACTATCGCTAATGCTGAGGCTGCAATTGGTAAGGCTGTTGGAGATATTAATACTCTAGCCCCAGAATTAAATGTTCTTAATGCCCAGATTGCTAAGGCTTATGACAATATTGGTGAGGCTTTAAATAAGATTTCTCCTAAATTAACAGAGCGTGCTGATTTATTCTCAATAGCAGATGCTCGTTATGCAAAGAAACCTTTGATGCCAGACACCGTAACTCGTGTTCTTGCCAACGGGCAAAAGGTTGAGTTCCCATCATTTACTAATGAGAACTATCTTGGTACTGCATACTTTAGTGAGATTGCAAACAACAATACTAGAACCCTTGAAGTTCTTGGAAACAAATCAGTTGTTGCAAAGATAAATACAGTTTTTAGAAATAGCCCAGCCAACATTACAAATGTTGCTGACCCACTATATTTCCCAGAGTTAACTTATGTAGTAAATAACTTTATGCGTGGAGATATTTTAGTTGACCAGATTCTTGCTGGTGCTACTAGACCAGAGTTACTTAAGTGGGCTACAACCCGCCAAGGTAAGTCATATGCAAACAATATGGGTCGCTCACCTGATGAGTTAACTCAGATTGTTGATGATGCTATTTCATACGTTAACCGTTACCTTCCAAGCCCAGAAGCACAACGTCTGGCAGCAGCGGGTCCAGTTAAACAAACAGATTTAGAAAGAACTCTTGCTGAGTTCCTTGACCAAATGGTTCCAATTCAGCCACTTGAAGTTCCTTATTCAAGACCAACAAATCTTGCTAAGGCAGTTGGTAGAGCCTCAGATACTGCTATGTCTGCAGCGTGGCGAGGACTTGCTAAACCAGAAAACGTAATACGTCAAGTATGGGGTAATGTTGAGCACGCTAATAGAACTGTAGCAAAGGCAAATGAACTTATTGCTCAGGGTCAAGAAGTAACTCTTGCAACTCTATTAACATTAAGGCAATCAGTTGCAGCCGAAATGGTGCAAGATATATCAAAAGTTTTCTATACAATTCCACGTCAACAAAAGGCACTTTACTTAGCCCGTGCTGCGTTTGTTTTCCCTAATGCAGCAGCAAGTGGTATCTATCGTTATACAGGATTTGCTGCAAGACAACCTGGTAGAACAGCAGGATTCTTGAACTCATACTACGCTCTATATAACTCATTCGGCGTAGACAAGTATGGCAATCCAGTTGAAGACCCTATGAAGGCTGAGTATTTGTTAGTACCTGGCACAAAAGAAATGGGATTTAACGACGGTAAAGGAATAATTCTTTCTGCTCGTGCAACTAACTTTATTGCAAACTTACCTGGTGCTAACTGGTTAGTTCCAATATCTTTGGGACGTTTCCTAGAGAACAAGCCAGATACTGCCGAAGAAATTAAGAATATTGTTAACAAAACAATTGGCAAGATTCCTGGTTATTCATATGATGAACTATTTCCATTTGGAGTAGAGCCAAGTCTTAAGAAGCAAGTAACATCTACATTTACTCCTGCTTGGGCACGAAACCTTGCTACTGCATATAATAAATCAAGCACAGATGAAATGTGGGTTGAT